TAGATGCACATGGATATAGAACAGCAACTACAGCGTGGAAAGTGAGGCATTAATGTATAACTGGTGCCATGGTCCAGAATGCCATAAATCTCGCACCCTTGACAGGGTGCGAGGTGGCAAAGGAAATAAAGTTTTAAGAACTCGTAAGATTAGGGAAACTAATTGGAATAAGAATACTGTCTGGTCCCACTTTTGTAGTCAAGCTTGTTGGACTGACTTTATGAATAAGCATTGGTCAAGAGCCATTGCTCTAGGTCCTAGAACCGAGTGCCTTGAAACACCTATCGATGTAGTTGTAGAAAATAAAGAAGATTATTTTGGCAATCCATATAAACAAAAAGTAATAAAAGAGGTTGACAACAACGGACCAAATAATATAGGATAGTCCTATTAACAGAAAGGAAAATATGACTAAACAATTAAAAAAAGAGTTTTTACCAGGTGGCTCTAAAAGACAATACATCCTGGACAAGGCTGTTGACTATTTAAAGTCCCCAGGCTTACAATCAAACAAACACATGTTTTGTATTGACATACTCAAGATGACTGAAACCGAGTATCTTGAGGCATTGAACAAAGCAACGAACGGTGGAGTTGTGGAGTCTGCATTATGGAACTAAATACTAAATCTAGTGAGTTTAAGATAATCGAAGACTCAAAAGATGAGCCGACTTTAAAGTCGGCTCAAGAATTCGTTGGTGGTTATGTAGAGGGTATTACATTCCCTAACGGTGATTATTTAATTGTCAATGAAGAGGGCAAGTTAATGGGCCTACCATTAAATCCAGAGGCTACATTATTGTGGCGTGCAACATTCGACAATGATAATTTTATAACGGGTAGAAAAGACTGGGTTGCTGGTCCTGCTATCCTTATAAAGCATAAGGCGCTCAAGCGTTGGGCATCTTAGCCTTTCTGCCCTGGCGCTAACGCGCCAGGGGTCCCGGACCAATCTCTAATATACTTTTTAACTTAGACCCCACCCCCTTTTTTTGTACAAAGGGGTCCCACTACTCTAGGTTGTATTGCTTGATTTACAGAGTTATAGCTGGTAAAAACATGTTGAACATCTTAAATAGGGTGCAAAAAATTTTTTAAAAAATTTTAAATGAATTTGAATAACGTCGATATAAGTAAGCTGCCATCAGATATCCGTAGGCAGTTCAAACAACTGCAAGTGTTACATGCAGAAAAGAAAATCCAAAACAAAGCTAAACTAGATTTCTTATCTTTTGTAAAATGTGTATGGCCAGATTTTATAGAGGGGTCCCACCACAGACACATAGCTGATAAATTTAATAAACTTGCATCGGGTGAAATAAATCGATTGATCATTAATATGCCTCCTAGACATACAAAATCTGAATTTGCATCTTACTTGCTACCAGCATGGATGGTGGGCCGTGATCCAAAGCTCAAGATCATTCAAGCAACGCACACAGGAGAACTAGCAATTAGGTTTGGTAGAAAAGCAAAGAACCTAATCGACTCAGAAGATTATACAAAAATTTTTCAAACAAGATTACAAGAAGATTCAAAAGCCGCTGGGCGTTGGGAGACAGCTCAAGGTGGAGAATATTTTGCTGCTGGTGTGGGTGGAGCTATCACAGGTAGAGGTGCGGACTTACTAATTATCGATGACCCACACTCAGAGCAAGATGCACTATCGTCAACGGCACTAGAGTCAGCGTACGAGTGGTATACATCAGGTCCACGTCAGCGTTTACAGCCAGGCGGTAAGATCGTACTCGTTATGACGAGATGGTCTAATAAAGATCTGACAGGAAAACTGATACAGAACCAGAAGGAAGCTAAAGCTGATCAGTGGCACGTGGTCGAATTTCCGGCGATCATGGACCACGGATCAGAGAAAGCTAAACCTGTATGGCCTGAGTATTGGAAGTTAGAAGAATTAGAAAAGGTTCAAGCAACACTGCCCACGGGCAAATGGAATGCACAGTGGATGCAAAATCCAACAGCAGAAGAAGGTGCAATATTAAA